TTCAACGCCAAGCCGCTTTATATCCGCGATAATCTCATCGAGCCCACTTATTTCAAGCCGAGGCATCAGATTACCTCACAGTCATAGATGTGATGGATATAGCCCGTATCCGGCTCATAATCCTGCGTATACACAAACGTGACCCTGGGGTCGGCATCAAGCGTGGCATATAATGCGGCGGCGACTGCATCCGAATCCAATTTAGTGAATCGGTCTATTTGTATCTTGCGGGCGACTACGCGGCGGCGGTTACCGGCAAATCGGGCTTGGGCCTCGCCATAAGGCGTCCATACCGTGTATGCCTCGCTGCCGTTCCCTTCGTATTTCGTCGCGGCCGGGTCGATAGATAGAAGCAGCGTTTCGAGCCATGTGAAATCAAACGGATTCATAGCGCACCTCCAACCGCCGCAACGTAACGTCCATGGAAGGCGGCTTGACCTCCACTGGATATTGCACTTGCTCAATCTCGTATTGCTCGTCGCCGATCACCAAAACGTCATGGATCGATACGCAGTCCAGCCGCGGGCAGCGGATTAGCCGATCCACACGAGTGTCTGCCTGCATTGCGGTATAAAACCGCTTGATGCCAACAGTCCGCTCATCGTAGCGCAGCAGCGGCACCTTCGGCTCAAGTTTATACTCCGCCTTCTTGCCTGGCTGCGCTATATTCTTTGTGCAATATACTGCGCACACGCCGTCCTTATAGGTCTGCATCCGCGCTCACCTCGATCTGTGAAAGCCTCAGCGCGGTCAGATCGCGCAAGTAGTTTATGCCGAACTCGTGGATTGCGCCGGATCTTGCATACATGCAGTAATCCATCAGAAGCGCCCGCGCGGCCCCTTCCTCCGTGTAGTCCATCTCCTTACCCGCACGCGCGTCTATGTAGTCCATCCCTCGCAGGATGATCCCGACGAGCTTTCGATCGCCCGCCGGGTCATCCCAGGTGATGTCCAGATAGTTGCGCACGCCGGGCAGCAGGCCATATGCCTCATCCTGTCTCGTCATGGCGCCCTCCCCATTACTTAGTCACAGTCACCGTATAGGCTTTAGACAAAGAGCCGTTGGTCACGGTGACGGTCACCACGTTCTCCCCGGTGCTCCACGTTGCGGCGGAACCATTGCCGAGAGCCGCACCGTTTACAGTGATCGCCACTGCCGCCCGCGCGTCCTCTGGCGTAGCCGTGACTTTGTTTGTGGCGCTTGTGGTGGCTGCTGCGTACTCTGCCACATCCGGGTCAAATCCCGGGGACAGCGTCAGCGCGCCTATTGACAGCCCTGATAGACGCGCGCTCAAGGGTTTGTGATAGTCTCCACCAGGTAGCACATAGGCTGGAGTCCTGAGATGTCCGCATAGATAAAGGCGTTGTTGTCCAGCGGCTCTCCGTGACCATACAACTTGACGAGGTACATCCTCTCGTCTTCGAGGAAGTGATAGCTGTCATCGTATTCGATCTTTCCGGACTTCGCCGTGCCGATGGCCATAAAGTACCGGCGCGCCAGGCCAATGATAGCTTTACCAGACGGGACCTGCACGGACTGGATGATCTTGGTTGGAATCGGGGTCACGTTGTTGGCGTAGGTACCATCCGGCTTGAGCAGCGTGGTTGCCGGCATAACCTTGGTCAGGTAATCCGTGGGATTGCAAACAAACAGCACCTCATCCACCCGCCGGGGATTTCCGTTAGGGTCGGTGGCCAAGGCCGACAAAAACGTTCCATATGCCTCCGGCCGGAAGCTGGTAAGCGGTACAGTGGTCTTCACCGGGTATACGCCATCAGTGACGGTCACGCCGTCGCCCACCTGCCGGTTCATGCCGATCGGCATGTTCTTGCCGGTGCCGTTGACGATTGCCTCCTCCAAGCCGAAAGACAGCGATTCGCCCAGGATCGCCCGGACATACCGATCCAGCCACGCGGGTCCCAAATCCAGCATGGACTTAGCCACCGGTATAAAAGCCGACAGTTTGTTCAGCGTCATGTTGACCTTCTTGAAACCGCTGGTCAGCTCCTTGACGACATCAGAGGTCAGCACGCCCCAGGAGGCAAGCTGCTTCTCATGGGTGTTGACGATATACTCCACAAGTCCGGATGTGTTCTGGAAATTGATCGCTTCCAAGAGGGAGTGCTCCTGCACCAGGTCGTCAAACACCGCGTCGATCGTGGTCTTGGGCATCACCGGTTCATAATCCGCAATGGCCTGCTTGGGATTGCTGGAGCGCATGGCCTGGATCAGCCCCTCGTAATACTTGGTCTCCTCGCTGGTAAGCTGCCGCACTCCGCGAGAAGCCAGAACCGCGGTATCATGCTGATCCAGTATCCCCTGGGCTTCAGCCATGACACTCTCCTGAAGATTGGTCTGCAATTCTTCCCACGCGGATGCAAAGCCTTCGGTGTCGTCGCCGCGCAGCGCATCGGTCATGCGCTGCAGGATCTTCGTTTTCTGCTCTTTGAGCAGGTCAAGGTTCTTCATAGCCATATTTTTCTTTCCTCCTTGTTTTCATTTCAGTGCATTAAAAAACCGCTGGAGTTTCTTCCCCTGCGGCGGTTCTTTTGGACCCTGCCCTGTGGGCGGGTCGTGTGGTGGCGCCAGCTCAAACGCGTCACGCCATGCCTGCCGCAAACTTTTGTGATACTGTATCTGCGCTGTGAGGCTGAAATTGATGCGCTGCATCATCTGTGTCATCTGCTCCGGATCGCTTACAGCACCTTCCACCACATCGCACAGGCCATACTCCAAGCATTCTTCTGCAGTAAGCATCGTCTCGGCGTCCAAAAGCTCAGTGAGCTTTTCAAGCGTGATCTTCCCGCCGGAGCGTTCAAGGTAAATCTGCCGATTTCCCTCCATCATGCGGTCAAGGTCCGCTGCGCATTTTCGGTGTTCCGCCGCGTTTCCAAAGCAAACATCCATCATGTTATGGATCCCCATCATGCTGTTGACGCGCATGATGATCTTGTCCCCGCACATGGCGATGATGGACGCAATCGAGTTTGCGAATCCGTCTACATACACGGTCTTTTGTGCCGGATGCCGTTTAAGCTGCGCGTAAATGCCATAGCCCTCGACGACCGAGCCGCCGCACGAGTTAATGTACAGGTTGATCTGCTTGACGTCGCTGTGCTCGACCAGCTGGTCGCGGAAATAGTCTTGCGACGTCTTGCTCTCGATCGTCCTGCCGTTCCACCAATCATATCCGTCTGGCGCCACCTCGCTGTAAAGATATAGCTCCAGCGTTCCCGGATCTTCCATCGCCTGTTTCAACTTCCATTTGAGTACCTC